TACAGTGTCAGCATAGTCCATGTTCCTACGTGCAGCTTCAAGCATTGAGTTAAGAATTGGCTCAAGGAATACTCTTTCAAAGTGTGCTGTCTTGTGTTGGAAGATACGACCTGCGGCTGTCATAAGCTGACCAACCTCAAAGGCTGTCTTCTCACCTGCACTACGGATACCCATAGCTTCCCTTGGAGCACCTGCTAACATTTCCATCTTACCTTCAAGGTTCTGAATCTGGAAGTCAGCGTTAAGTGCTGTTGCATCAGGAGCTAGGTAGCCTACGTCACCCTCTTCACCCATGTAAATACGTGCTGCAGGTTCAAAGTCAAAGTCCTCTACATCACCTCGTATCTTAAGAATTGGATATGCAATCTGATCGAAGACATCAGCCTTAAGGTTTTCTAGGTGGTCAATACGATACTGCATACCGACCAAGTTATCCAGTGGCCCCATAGCATATAGGTTGTCAGGACGTTCTCTCCAACCTGCATGGAAGACAGGAGCCTTGCCTAACCAACTAGGGTTCTGTTCGTTAGACAAAACATATGCTCTGTCAACTACTGTTACCACACGATTCTTGTGGAAGTCACCTGTGTCGCCATCATAGATGTCACCGTAAAACGTAAGGATTTCAACATAGTCTGATTCATAATACTGTTTAATATCTGAGAAGCCATCAGCTAAGAAACCATGAGCCTTATGTACATCTATGTTAGAACCTGAGTAAGACACACGATTAGACATCATACGATTAAAGATGCCTGTCATATACTCATTGTCAACAGTCTCATCTATCTTACGTTTGATTTCACCCTTAGTAAGAACTGACCTAATAATCTTAGGTGAGTCAGCAAAGGATGGAGCTAAAGGATTAAAGCAAATATCAAAGGGAGATATACGTACTAGCTTAGGGCCAACATAGTTTACTGCACGTTCACCGTCTTCGTACTCAGTATAGTCCCTTACAAAATCAACAGTAGCGAAGCAGTTACCATACTGGATGTAGTCGTTGATTAGTCGGCCCGTTGTATTCTCAAAGTCTGACTGACGGACTTTGTTTTCCATGTAAGCCTGAATAACATCACGTTTACTTTTGATGTCTGACTCTTGGTCATTAGCCTCAAACCTAAACCAACGCTTCTGAGGAAACAAGGCTGAGAAATAATTAGCGTGAAGGTTATCAGCAATCTGTGTTAGCTTAGGTGTGGTTGTACTATTAGTCCAAGGCAGTTTATTGTTAGATGTAGTACGAGTATCAGTAGCATACAGGTAGTTACGTAGTTCTTTCCACTCTTCAATTTTTTGTTGACGAGAGTTATTCCACGTAGTCCAACGATCAGCAATATCTGAGGCTATTGCGTGAGGTTCGATAAGTGTGTCAAGGTCAATCGTTGTTCCAGACATTAGAAGGAAACTCCACCAAATCTTTGATTAAACTGTACTACGTTATCTGTGTTTCTACGTACAGTGCGAGAGGGTTTTACTGCCATGTCCACCACAGATGCTAAGGCATCAATCACATCGTCGTGTGGTGGGTTACGAGAAGATAGTTCTTCTTCAAGTACTTGAGTATTGCCGCCTCTGTAGTGCCATATAGCCATGTTATCGTAACGAGGTTCTAAGATAGAAGATATACGTTCTTGCTTATTACCTTGGTTTTTGTTAGGTCTGTACTCATCTATACTAATAGATAAGCCGTGTTGTTTGATTAGTTCTTTTAGTTGTTTAACAATAGCTACCTGAGCTACCGTTGTTTCAGCCCTTAGTTTACGGAATGACCACTTAGTAGATAGATGAAGTATGTGTTCAAAGTATTCAGTAATCCTGTCCGTCCTAAACCTGTCAATATCTAAGACATAAATATTATTGTCAGCATCTATTCCTACGACAACAATAGCTGTGTAGTCGGCTCTCTTAGACAAACTAAATGCGAAGTCAACTGCTGCATATACGTTTAGTTTCTCATCCCTAAAGTACCAGTAACCACTTTCCTGACGTAGGTGTTTCCTATCGAAGTACTGAAACTTTTCTTTACCTACAGGAACATTGTCAGGGTCAGATGGATCGTTGTAATACTGTGCTCGGTATTGACCTTTATCCAAGTACTTGCCTCGTTTTTTAGCAAGAATTGCAATATCGAACCCAAACCATTTCCCATCTTTACGTTGTTGTCGAGGCCAAAGGAACTCCCCTGTTCCATCACCCCTGCCTTCTACTGGTTGCTCAAAGGTTTCGTAAATACTTTCTTCACCTATTTGATTACCGTCTTTATCAAAGACTTCTTCAACCATTTGCTGTAAGTCTTGGTACAAATCAGATGGGTGATACCTTGTACCTACGACCCACTCTTTAGCTTCAGCACCTTCAATAGACGAGAGAAGAGAGTATTGACTTTTAACTTTATTGCGTCCTTCACCTGTGTAAGCATTTTCATACACCACGACATCATCCAAGACAGCGATGTCACAATGTAAGCCTGTAAGCGAAGTAGTAAGCCCACCAGTAAAGATTGAAGGGTCACGAACATTTTCTTTCTCCCTAAGTGGATGGTCAAGCATTATCTCTGAGCCTGTCCACTTTTTTCTCTTACCTTCCTCTTCGTGTACATGGTCAGGCCAGTACATACGATATATCTTAGAGGTTAGTATATTTTTAATAAACCCTAATTGTTTTTCAGCTAGGTTAGCTGTAGCTGATATGTAAAGTATTCTAAGTGTTGGGTCTTTAGTTAGTTCCCAAGCTACCCTGTAAGCTACTAATCTTGACTTACCGTGATCCCTTGGAAACAAAAGAAGTTGGAATGGTTTAGCATCCTGTCTTGTCCACCACTCACAGACATCTTCGTGGCATTGCCCAAGTACCTGTTCAGGAGCTACCAGATTAATAAATGTAACTAAACTGTTTTCAGCAGCAGTTTTTATTTGTTCTCTGATAGCCACTTAATTTATTGCTCCGTATCCCTATTTGCCATCTTTTCCACTGAGTGTCTTATAGCTTTAATGTTTTCATCCATACGACCAAGTGTAACAGCTTGACTTTGAACAACGGCTTCTAAGGCTTCTATTCTTGTCTCATGTCTAATTAAATCTTTTTTATTATTTTCTATAGCATTGTCTAGACTAGAAACATACCAGACTAGAGCTATTGTCTGACCAATGATGGCTAGGATAAAACTAATAGGTATTGATTTAGTCATAGTCCAACTGCCCTCACTTAGTGTGCTCTTCGCCATGATGTACCTTCCTTGTAGTAGACCTTTTCAGGTTCTACCCAAGAACCTTCGTATTTAGCATAAGGATCAAATATTTTCCATACACCATTTTCTTTAATATAAGCTGTCGATGAAAATAGAATAAAGGTTGGCTGAGGTGTTATAGAACTTACACCTGAATTAGTAAGTTCAAAGGTAATTCTAACATTACTGTCTTCGGTAACTCTTGTATTTCCGTCTTCAGTTATTCTTGTAATTTCTGTATCTACACCACCAAACTCAGCATATATAACATTTGAGCCTGTTGCAGATACTGAGGCACTTCCAGTTAAAGAAGAAGCACCCGACTTTATAGCTCCTAGACTTACAGCTACCGCAGTTAAAGAACCTGCTGCTGACAAAGAACTAGCAGCTTCTTTTATAAGACTACCTAAAGAAACTACACTTCCTGTAGAACTTAAGGTACTTAGTCCTTGTTGTATTTTAATAGCTTCGGCTGAAGAAGAGCCTGTGCTAGTTAGACTTGAAGTTAAAGATTGTGTAAGTGTAGCTTGAGAAGAAAGACTTGATGAGCTAACTAGACTAGATACACCGTATTTAGTAAGTGTTGCTTCAGAAGTTAAACTGGCAGACGAACTTAATGAAGAAGAACCTACATGACTTGTCGTAGTTCCTGCTGAAGCGGATAGTGTTCCTGTAGCATTTAAAGCACTTAGACCCTGTTGGGTTTTAGTAGCTAAAGCAGTTAGGCTTCCTGCAGAATTTAAAGAACTTAAGCCTTGTTGTATTCTTAAGGATGAAGCTGTAAGACTTCCTGTAGAACTTAAGGTACTTTCTATTTGTTGGGTTTTAGTAGCTACAGAAGTTAAGCTAGTAGAAGAACTTAAGTTAGCTGAACCAACAAGACCTAATGTAGAAGCTGCTACTTTTGAACCTTGAGTAGTTAAGGAAGAAGCAGCTTGTTGAGTCCTTGTAGCTAAAGCTGATAAACTACCTGTAGCTGTTAAACTAGCTTCACCTACATGGCTTGAGGTAGTTTCTGCTTCAGCAGATAGGCTACCTGTAGAACTTAAAGCACTTTCTAGTTGTTGAGTTCTAGTAGCTACAGAAGAAAGGCTTCCTGTAGAACTTAAAGCACTTTCTATCTGTTGGGTTTTAGTGCCTAAAGCAGATAAACTACCTGTAGAGCTTAAAGCACTTTCTACTTGTTGGGTTCTAGTAACTTCAGAAGTTAAACTGCCTGTAGAACTTAGAGCACTTTCTATTTGCTGTGTTCTAGTAGCTACAGATGTTAAATTAGCAGAAGAACTTAAGTTAGCTGAACTAACAAGACCTAACGTAGAGGCGGCTACTTTTGAACCTTGAGTACTTAAGGAAGAAGTAGCTTGTTGTATTCTTGAGGCTACAGAAGACAGACTTCCTGCAGAACTTAGAGCACTTTCTGCTTGTTGAGACTTTAGTCCTATAGCAGCTAAAGTACCTGCAGAACTTAGAGCACTTGCTAAAGGCTGTACCCTTACACCTATAGCAGACAGTGTTCCTGTAGCTGTTAAAGCAGAAGTAGCACTGTGTATAACTCCTGCAAAATTTTCAGTTACCCTTGTATCACCATTCTCAAGGATACGACTGTCTGATGCTTCTGTAATACGGAAACCGTCAACAGAAGAACTAGCCGCACCTGTTGACCCTAGTGGGCCAGAAGATAATGGTGAAAAGCCTAACATAGGAGTCTACTATTCTCCTAGTAGGGTAGCCAAATCCAGTGCCTTAAGTTCATCAGGTGTGCTTGCTCCTGCAATACGACTGTCTGCCGTGATGTCACGCAGAGTTGCCTTCTGTGTAGCAATAGCATCTGCGCCAGAGCCAGACTCAAGAGCCTTCATGTAAGACACATCTAATGCTTCCAAACGTGGCTTGCGTTCAGCACGAAGGTTATCCTTGTGAATGTTTTTAGCTGCTGTCATATCTACTGTAACGGCACTACCTGTAAACTGCCAAGCCTCACGAAATGTACGATCTGTAGGTACAGTAAGGGATGATGCATCACGAACATCCCCATTGATGTTAATATAAGTTGTCATGCTGCAATCCTTTCGTCAGCTTCTTGTTTAATCTTCCAAGCATTTCTAAATGATCTATCACTTGGAACTAACTCAACAGGTACAATCTTCATAATTGTTCTGTTTCCTCGGTATTCCTGCCAAACAGCAGGATCGATGTCCTTCATAATGAGATACTCAATGGCTTCTTCTTCTGACAAAGGGCCAATCGGTTTTGCGTATGGATGCTCTTTGGGCTGTCCGTCTGGAACGTCACGGTCACGCTGATAGGTGTCAATTGGTGGCAGGATGCTACCTTCCAATGCACAAGCCATCCAGTTAGGGTCAGGGCATAACACCTTGGCAGCTTCATCTGGTGTAGAAGGGTCTTCAAACACAACACGATACTTTGACTGAACTGGCTCAAGGCGGCTCTTAGCTTCTGCTAGTCTATCCCAGAGATGTCCGTGGGTCATGCTAAGTCTCCGAGTGTTTGGGTACAATTCTCTTCACCATCCATACTTGTTCCTGCACCTGCTCTGTACGTATAAATATTAGTAGATGAAGAAAGTTTCGTACTATGCTGGTAAGTTATAATCATCGCTGTAGTGCTATACGTACTTTCTTGCTGTCCACACCAGCTGTAATGAGCATTAGCAAAGATGCTACTATAATTTTGTACAAAATCTCCTACGCCATTGTCTGTGAGAGATGAAGTATTCAAACTATCGTCAATAGCCGTACCATCCCCAGCCATTGTCATCCAAGCCTTAGCTGACCCATTGACCACATAGCTTGTGCCGACCGTTGTTGTGCCGTCTGAGACGTTGCTTACGCTAAGGGTACTCATACTAAGTCTCCGAATGTTGCTGTGTGAACTCTACTGTAATCGCCAGCAGAAGCCGCTGAATTATAGGTTCTTACATCAGCGTAAGTTGTTTGACTATTATAAGCCCTAGTCATGTAACCGTTTGAAGAAGTTAGAAATGACAAGTCATTACTAGAAAAAGCGTTTGAATATGTTTGTGTATAATCTCCAGTTCCATTGTCAGTAACACTTGCAATATTAAAACTTGCATCAATAGAAATAGTACCAGTTCCTACTAAGTCTATCCAAGCCCCTGCAACCCCTGAGACTGCACGGCTAGCTGTTTCACCTGTGGCTTTGATGTTGGTGACTGTGAGTGTACTCATGCTAAGTCTCCACTTGCACTAAATATTTGCACCTGATCCTGTTCACTATCACTATCTGCATCTGTGACTTGTAATTTTATATTGCTTGCAGATGATGATGTACCACCATAGGCTGTTAGCTTATTTGAGAGAACTGCTCCAGTAGTTACACATTTAGAGGTGTTTGAAGAAAACGATGAGCTAAGTGCAACGGTCGTATTACCTGTGCTATCATCCGTCACTGACGAAACGTTAATGCTTGCATATATTGCGTTAGCAGACCCAAAATCGGCTGGCATATCAATCATTCCACAAGCCTTCGCAGCACTCTGCTTTGTCAACGTAACTGGATCAGTCCCATTCGCAGCACTTATTGTATTTGCTCTTACCTCAGACAATGGACAAGTTCCCTCCGCTTGTGACAGTCAGAGTTACACCTGATGCAATGGCTAGTGGGCCTGTTGCGTTGGCATTTTCATCTGCGTCAATGGTTGTGTTGGTGTTTAGGGTTTGCTCATTGATGCGGAAGATGTCTCCTGCAGAACTACCTACCTGACCATTCTCGCCTTTGAACAGACCACCACCTGCATTATTAATCTGCGTTTGGACATCACTTGTGACACCTGACAGATAGTTTAATTCAGCAGCAGTAACAGATGTATCGCTTAAGTCAGCCGTAACAATGTTACCTCTAACAAAGGTACTAATCTGTGTACCAGTAACTTTCTTGGACGTCCCTGCCTCATTGATCTCGAACTCATTAGCTGCGGCTGCGGCAGAGGCAGCGGTGAGGTCTGATATTTTTACATTTGCCATGTTGTTTTACCCAAAACTAAAGCTGTGTGTTCGACCTTGTGTAGAACTGCTAGATGACCCATTTGCAAAATACAAACGTGAGCCGTCTGGCCTAGTTCCAACCCCCTTACAATGTGTGACGCCAAGGCTGCTTGGGATGGTAAAAGTGTAGTCAGCCGTAGTGCTACACGTTGATAAATCCCAAGCGCCAGTAAGGTTAAACTGCCGCACTACTTGAGATGAAGCGCTGCTAGAGTAATCCATCATGTAGATTTTTGTACCTACGTCATTAAAACGCAAACCACTGGCTTTCGTGAAACCGCTTGGGGTGACTGTTTGGTTAGTTGCGTTCGTTGCATTGGAAAACGTAGTAGTCCAATCGTATCTCTTTATCGTACCCGAAATCTGAACAAAGAGGTACTTTGTACTTGCATCATCTTTTACATAAATGCCGTTATGCTCGTCACCACTTCCAAGGCCTGTTAGGGCAGTGTCGTTTGCAAACCTAAACACATAAGCGTCATTAACGGCTCGTATGACACGACCCGAACTTGCGGTATTAAATATATACCCTGCTGTGCCACTGTCGCCCCACACGAAATCTCTGTTGTAGCCACTTGAGCCAGACCCTGTGAATTTTTGATTAGAAGGGCTTGTTGAATAAGAGGCGGTAGAAATGTCATAAGCACTAGTACAAGTACAATTAAATATATTACTCCCATGAAAGATTACAGCTTTTGTGCCATCATCGTAGAAGTCAACGCTTGCTCTAATGCCCGAAAAACCACCAGAAAGGTTATGATAGCTTTTTAATTCACTGGACTGATTTGCGAGGTCGTTCACATTTCCCCAACCAAAAGCTAGTGTGAAACTATTTACGACTTGGCCTGTATTTATTTGGTCATGAGCGTTAAAAGTAAGGCTAAAATTGCCGCCGCTACCGCTTGCAGCAGGAACAACTTTAAACACGTTTGTGCTGTACTCTGTCCCTGCACTTAAAACCGTATCAGATGCGTTTTTTATCGTTGCCACGCCTGATGTTGAGCCAGAACTAACGGTATAGCTATATGTCAGTGTTGTTCCTTCATCTGCGTCAGTCGCAGTTACAGTTATGGTTGTT